TTAGGTGTGTATTTTTTTGTTAATCCTTTTAGCTTGCCGCACAACGTATTCCATAGCTTCTAAAAAGGATTCTTTGGCCTCGTCAGACAAAGGTTCACCGTCGAAGGCAAGTCCCTCGGTGTGCTCGATGTCATTTTTTATTTCGTCTAGTCGTTTGGCAATGTCTCGTTCATCTTTCTCGTTCAATGGGGCTTGATAGCCTTTAGTTGACCTGTCCAAGTTTCTTTGATTGCTACGACCAAGAAGATAGTCTGTGCTGACATCAAAATAATCTGCTATTTTTTGTAGGGTCTGATAATCAGGATCTCGTCTGTCTTTTTCATAATGAGACAAGGCAGCTCTAGAAATCCCGATTCTCGTTGCGAGTTCGTCTTGTGTAAAATGCTGCTTTCTTCGCAAATCTCCTATCCGTTTTCCAATACTCATATTAATAACCACCATAACGTATCATTTCTTATCATATTACAATACAAAATGTATCAAGTAAAGTGGTGATACAAATAAAGTTTCAAAATATATTGACAAGATCCATTTTGTATCATAATATAATCAATTATACGATACAAATCGTTTCGATAAGGTGGTGGCTTTATAAAGAAAAAATACGATTGAGCTGTTTTAAGCAAATTATTATTTTTTTTGAGTAAGCATTCATACAGAACAACACTGGGAGAAAAACTTTTTTATAGCAATGAACTTAAATTTATTTTTTTTGAGATATTTTGCGACAAAAAGTAGCATAACAAGAGGATACATGTAAGTAGCTCGTGGAAATTAGAAAATCAAAATAATGTGCCTGTTAGAACGAGAATAACAGATTAAAATGTGAAAAGTGATTCTTACTGAAAATGAGCTCTCAAACGATCTAATAAGAAAAGGACGGCGTAAGGAAAACAGGCTTGAGTATAGATTACGATTTGATACAAATAGATAAATAAAAACTATTACATTTATATTTAAAAGTATTTTGTGAGCAGCTCATAATCGAAAAAGTACGTACAACTAAGGATCAAGGAGGGGTGTTAATGCGCTTAAAAAAAATCTAGAAATAAACATGGAGCTTGAAGGCATAATGGAGATGGATAAGCCTGTGTTATCGTAGTGTCTGAGGGGAAAGCACGGCTAGCTGAGCTTCCGTTACACGGCGAGACGAAGGTCATTACGCATCAGGGTAAAGTAAAGCGTGTAAAATGGGATGAGGGAGAAGAGTTTTAATAAATAGAAACTACATGTTAATTGATTTGATTTTCATTAACCCTTTATAAAGTCAAAGCCGGTGTTTTTTTTAGAATATGATTATCGACCTACTAATATCCAATCAGTTTACTTCCTGTATGAACTTTCATATAAGGAATGAAATGTTAAAGCTATTGATTCTAGATGGAAATGTTTATGATGCAAATAGTTAATTCAATGTTGAATGGACATTTGTTTGTAAGGAAGCGCCTTAAAAATAACAGAAGAAGCGAGTAAGAAAGCAGCGAGATATTAAAATATTTTGATTAACTTATGTTCTACCAGCCCACTGGAGGACACTGATGATTACGGAAACGTAGTCTCAGTGTCCTCTTTTTATTGAATTCAAGGAGATGAGCCAGTGTTAAGGGGCTCCTGTAAACAACAAACGTGACAGAGCAAGGTAATGCTCCAGTGCATTTGAAAAGTGACGGGGAGAGACCCGACATCCTCACTCCATCTGGGGCGTTTAGCTAAAAAGGAGGGTTTTTCATGCAAGATTTATTACTTGAATACAAGAAGGCATTAAAAGAATTGAGTAAGTCGAAGCAATCATTAAATAAAGAAGAGCAGGCTATTGTTTCAGGGATGATGAGTGACCTGCGCTATGCCATTGAATGGATGAGTACTGGACGCCCTCCTGGGCTGCGAAGAGGTATTGAGAGGCGGGCAGCATATCAGCGTGAGCGTATGATGGATCCTTTACTGATCCAACATTACTACAGAGCTACAACGGATGAATATAATTGGACCTCGGAACAGCAGGAATCCTGCTTAGCAGAAATGGATCGCTCCAGAATAGAAGTGGCCCTATGTATGCTGACAGAACGAGAGAAGGAGATCTATCTCATGTCGCGGGGGCAAATGTTTTCTTATGAGGAAATAGCAAGGATGCTAACCGTATCAAAAAGTACAATCCAGACCACGATTCAAAGGGCAGAGAAAAAAATTAAAAAACAACTTTCTAAAAGCGAATTCTCATCCGTGGGATAAACTTTTGTCGTACGAATGCCACCTAATAGTAAGAAGGGTAGGAAGAATTCCTAAGTTTACAATACTGGAACAAAATCATCCCTTTGAATTTAGAAGTAATTTTTTTAGGAATTAGCAGTTCAAATAAACTACCTTCAAACAAAGACTAAGGTGTACCAGTAGGTAACATCATTATTTTTGAGGGACTTCTTCAGACGCTGTAGTAAGGGCAAGCTTTATCAAGAGTCTTCGCAAGGAAGTCGTCCCGCAATGTCGTAGGAAGCAATAAAAGGAGGTGGTTTAAATGCCAATCGATATGGATTATTTTACAAATCGGAGCCAAACTAAATTTTCCTATCAGGTACAATGGTAAACGGTATTTGGCTGGCGAATCTTAGAGCTCACTGGAAAATAGTTAATCATAGGAGGTGAAGATGATTCCCATATCCATTGAAGACGTTCGGAATGCTGTAATTCTATCGTTAGAACAGCACTTTCCAGAAGTAGATGTCTACGGTGAAAAGGTAGCTCACGGTTTTCAAAAGCCTTGCTTTTATGTGAAGCTGCTTTCAGTTAAACATAAGCAAGAACTTGGTCGGCGGTATAAACGTAATCATTCGTTTGAGATTCATTATTACTCAGAGGAAACTGAAATTAATAAGATGGCCCACAGGATGGCTGATCGTTTGTATCAATACTTGGAATTCATCTTACTAAATGATGGTATATGTCGTGGACGGAACATGGACCATGAGGTTATCAATGGTGTAATTCATTTCTTTGTTAATTATGATTTTCATGTGATGAAGAAAAAAAGCAGAAGATACGAAAATGCAAAAGCTAGAACAGGGGGAAGGATTAAAGTGAACGAACAGGAGAAACCGAAAAAGAAGAACGTTGCGTTATATACAAAAAAACAGCTGTTAGAATCCAAGCAACGAGTAGACGCTGACAAAGATATTCTATCCGTAGTGCTAGAGGATGATAGAGCTTATACGATTGCTGAGGCGGAAAAATTAATTGAAGACTTTAAGAGAAGGAAGGTGAAGTAAATGGCTGGCGGACAATGGCAGACTCAGAATAAAATTAGACCTGGTGTTTATGTTAATGTGAACAGTGAACCTCGGCCAGTAGGGACAGTTGGTGACAGAGGAGTAGCAGCTCTCCCTTTACCGTTGCCGTGGGGAGAGGACGGAGTTATTGTTTTGGACAATGACACTTATCAAACGGATGCACTACAAAAAATTGGATTTCATCCAGCAGATCCGCGTATTCGACATATTACTTCTTGTATGGCTCATGTTAAACGGTTATTGTTGTACCGCTTGGATGGACAAGAGGCAGCAGCTGCAACGATTACGCATGAACTACTAACTGTAACTGCTTTGTATGGTGGTAAGCGTGGAAATGACTTGAAAGTTGTCATCCAACCAAGCATTGATCACGAAGAGAAATTTGATGTGTATACATTTCTTGAAAATGAAGAAGTGGATAGGCAAACTATAAAGAATATCGATGAGCTAGTCCCGAATGCTTTTGTTTCATTTTTAGGGGAAGGCGTACCAGAACCAACTGCAGGTATTAACCTTTCGGGTGGCTCAGATGGTGAAGTTACAGCCGGACATTACTCTGCAGCACTGACTGCCTTTGAAGCACAGGAATTTCATACTCTCGGCATTCCTTCTGATGAAACTGAAGTTAAGGCTCTTGCCGCGTCCTTTGTAAAAAGAGTACGGGATGAATCGGGAAAAAGAGTAAATGTCGTTCTTGCGCAATACCCGGAAGCAAATTATGAAGGCGTTATTTCGCTGAAAAATAGTATTATTACCGATGATGATCTGGAAGTTGATTCTATTTATCTATTATGCGAAATTACCGGAATGGTAGCGGCTGCCCAGATCAATCAATCGCTCACATATGCAACCATCCCGGGGGCAGTTGACGTTGTCCCACGATTCACAAATACCGAGATTGAACAGGCTTTATTAAATGGTGAGCTGGTGCTGACGGCCGAAGGGGGACGGGTGTTCATAGAGCAAGATATTAATACGTTTACTTCCTTCACGACTTCGAAAGGAAAAATGTTCTCAAAAAATCGCGTTGTTCGTGTCTTAGATGGCATTGCGAATGATGCAAAAAGGATTTTCGAGCAATTTTATATTGGGAAAGTTGATAACAATGAGGATGGTCGTAACCTACTAAAAGCCGAGATGATTCGGTATTTAGAGACATTACAAGGGATGAGTGCAATTCAAAATTTTGACGCACAGACCGATTTAACGGTTGCTGCTGGAAATGATATTGAAAGCGTTTATGTTGAATTATATGTTCAGCCAGTTGATTCAATTGAAAAAATTTATATGAAAGTAACTGCGCGATAGGAGGGGAACTAAATGGGATATTTTAGAGCTGGTGATGCAATTTCCGGTCAAGAGGGCCGAGCTTATGCTACAATAAATGGCCAGATCGAGGAGATGTTCTATGTAAAAACTTTGGAAGCGACTGCCGAAAAACAAAAAGCTGAAATGAAGGCACTTGGAAAACGAGGTACTCAACATAAAGCTAATGGTTGGATTGGTACTGGAAGTATGACCATTTATTATTCTACCAGTCGTTTCCGACAAATGATGCTGGAGTATATGAAGACTGGCAGAGACGTTTATTTTGACATTCAAATTGTCAATGAAGATCCAACCTCGAGTATTGGTAATCAGACAGTTATGCTGAAAAATGTAAACTTAGACAGTGTGGTTATGGCCAAAGTGGACACAGAGAGTGAAATATTAGATGAGGAAATCGACTTCACGTTTGATGATGTAGACATTTTGGATTCTTTTGAAATTCCTGTACTAGGCTAAGTTTTTTAATGTCTTGCCCTAGTTTTCTTAGACAATATTGATGACTTTTCCCTAGATTAATAGGTAATAGTGTGAAAGTATAAAGTAATCAAATCAGGGGTTTAACACATACTATTAGGCATATTCGCTATGGTTCTAATAATACTTTAATATAATAGACCGCTTACCTCTGCAGGCGGTCTATTATGTATGTACAAAGTAAAAAAGGATGAAAATAAAATCAAGTGATTGAAACATCGGAAGCGACCACTAAAAAAGGAGTTTAGCTAATAGCCCTGTAAGCTATTGCCGGTAGATGGAATGACACGATAACACTCTTTTGCTTAGAGTGTACTTTAAAACCAACACGATTACGGAGGGTAATAATGAGCAAATTTCAAGAGTTCTTAAACAAAAATACAGTAGATAACTTAACAGCAGAGGTAATATTTTCAGAGCGATTAAAGGATAATGATGGTAAATTCTTCAAGGCGAAAATTAAAGCTATGACCGATGGTGAGTTTGAAGATTATCGGAAGCGTTCAATGACTACTAAAAAGGGTGGAAAGTTTGAATTAGACTTGCTACAGTTCAATAGCCAAATCGTGGTCGGTAACACGCTCGACCCAAACTTTAAGGATGCCGATAGCATTAAATCTGTTGGTGCGGCTACGCCACAGCAGTATTTAAGCAAAGTTTTGCTTGCCGGTGAAATAGCCGAGCTCTCTAAGCAAATTCAACGCTTCTCGGGATTCGAAACTGACCTCGAAGAGCTGAAGCAAGAAGTAAAAAAACTAATGAAGGAGGGCGATGGCGAAACGATGTACGCCTATTACGCCCTCCTTCAGTTTTATAAATTCCCTCACGAGGTGATTGAACTGCCTCGGCGAGAGAGGGCAGCTGTCTACGCTTTTATCGATGAGCGGGTAAAAGAGGAAAAGAAATTGAATAAATCAATTAAAAAGCCTAAAAAGAGATAGTCATCGGAATAAAAAATTGACGATAAATGTATTCACCAGTATGGATACTTTATTTTTAGTAAAAAAGATAGAGGGGCAAATAAAATGGCTACCATAACTACAGGATTATCAAGGTTAGACAACAATATGACCCCAGTTTTAAAAGGTGTTACTAGCTCTATTAATCTAAGTCTAAGCGCAATGGGCGATATACAGGATACGCTGGAGAAGTCTTTTGACTCTTCTACTATTGATAACGCTAGAACAAGCATACAACAGTTGGAAGTTGGATTTAAGGGTATCCCTCCTTCAATACAAGATTCGGAACGTCAGCAAAGCAAGATGAACAATAAGCTTAATATAGGTATAGGTTTAGCGAAAAAAACTTGGTGGTACTTTCCTTAAATTTGGCATTGACAAAATTAAAGAAGGCCTATCAGACATGATTGTATCTGGTATCGAACAGCTTTCTCGCATGGAGAATTCAGAAGTAGCATACAAAACAATGCTTGGCGATGCTCAGCAAGCGAAAGCTTTAGCGGAAGATATGATGACATTTGCAAATACAACGCCATTTACTTTTGAAGATCTGGACACTGGTGCCAGAAACCTTATCGCATTAGGGGTGAATGCTAATAAAGTTATCCCTACCTTGCAATCAGTCGGTGATGCTGTTGCGACCATGGGGGAAGCGGTGAACAAATCGCTCAGATAACAAGCATTTTCGGAAAAATACAGACGACTGGTCGACTGACAATGAATGAGGTAAATAGTTTATTTGCAGGCGGAATAAATGCCTTAGAGATATTAGGCGACCAAGCTGGTATTTCTGCAGACGAAATTAGGGAGCAGATAAGTAAAGGGGCTATCAGTGCAGATATGGCGATTGCTGGCTTAGTGAATGGAATGAACGATAAATATGGTGGGATGATGAGCGAGCTAGAAGGAACATGGTCTGGTACCATGGATAAATTGGCCTCCGCTAACAAAAATGCAGGTGCAGAATTAATGCGCCCTTACATGGATACACTTACACAATTGTTAGGTGGCTTTACTAATTTTGTAAATGGAGTTCCTAACATTCTTGCTCCAGCGTTCCAGGCATTTGTTCCATTGGTAGAAATGCTCAATGACATGTTTAACTCGGATAAGTACACTACTTTCTTTGAGCACATCGCTATTTCTCTTCTGATTGTGGCCGAATTAATATCAGGAATGGCACAAGCGTTCTTATTTGTCATCGGAATTATTATGGAGTACTGGCCTGTAGTGGCCGGAATGCTTGCTGTATTAATTGCGTTTTATCTACCTTCTATCATCGCAGGGCTTTGGGGTATGATCAATACTGTTCTACTAGCGGTAGGATCATGGTTACTATTAAACTGGCCGATTGCACTTGTAATGTTACTAGTCGGTACCTTAATCGCAGTAATGATGTATTTCGGAATTACAACTGGTCAAGTCATTGGCTTTATCGTAGGTTTATTTTTTTGCCTTAGGTGCTTATTTGTATAATGTATTTGCTTATTTGTGGAACATTATTGTTTCATTTGCGGAGTTTTATTTAACTGTTTCATTGACCCAGTTTATGCTGTTGAAAAGTTATTCTATGATTTAGCTATTAATTTTCTTGATGCTATGCAAAACATGGCCTACGGTGCAGAAAAATTTGCTGGAGAGTTTATGAAGGTTGTATTGAAAGCCATCAACGGGATAATTACAGGTGTGAATTGGCTGATCAACGCTTTAAATAGTATTGAAGGCGTTAATATCAACCTACTTTCCTTGTTCGATTCGGGCAATATTCACCCTATTTCTAATGCCATTGGTCATTTAAAGGATAATTTAAGAGCTCCTGTTAGTGATAAAGCTGTGTTAGATTTCAGTGGAGCAAGACTTGATCAATTGGATTATAAGGATGCTTTTGATAAGGGCTTTGACATTGGAGAGAGTTGGGGGGACGGGATTGATAATGCGATTTCTGGTGCGTTGAATGGAATTAAAGGCATGGTGAACGAGTTGGAGATGGAGCCAGGCCTCGAAATGCCAAATACGGATGAGCTGACGGGCGGCGGTGTTGGGGAAGCTACTAATAGTCCTAAAGGTACTACTGTACCAAAGGAAGCTACTTTACCAAAAGTAGGTAATGCACCAAAAGTAGCCAACGTACCAACAGCAGCTATGAACCCTAATCTTGATAAGGTCGGGAAGGTCGGCGAGGTTGGTAAGATAAATGATGAGGTTGATATTTCGAGCGAGGATTTAAAGTTAATGCGTGAGCTCGCAGAGTTGAGGAACATACAGAACTTTGTAAGTCTTACTCCAACCGTCCAGGTTAAGACTGGTGATATTAAGGAAGAGGCCAATGTGAAGAAGCTGGTTGCCGAAATTGAGCGGTCACTTGAGGATGAAATTGCATCCTCGGCCAAGGGGGTATATGCAATATGAGCTACGGTATTTGGTTAAGCTTCAACAACCAAACTGAGGGTTTTCAAATTCCGGTAAATCCTGAAGTGATTGAAATGTCAGATGGAGTGAATGGTCAGTCTTTTAACATTAGTAAGCTTGGGGAGATTAATGTTATTAAAGAGAAGAAGCTAACAGAGTATGCTTTCCAGAGTATATTCCCAAATCAACGCCTACCAATACTAGCAACGGAGCAATTATTAGCACCAAAAAACTATGTGCAGCTTATTGACAAGTGGATGGCTTCCGGTCAACCGATCCGCTTTATTTTTACTGGAGATAGCTTCGATGTTAACACGCATGCAAGTATCGAAAATTTTGACTGGCAAGAGGTTGCTGGAACTGGTGGAGATATTGAATACACGCTTGAACTTAAAAGGTATGAGTTCTATGCTGCGAAAGCAGTCAAGGTAAAAATTCAAGTGGCACAACCACCGAAAGTAAAGCAGCAGTCTAAAAAGCGAGCAGATACGAAGCCTTCTCCTAAGGTCTATAAATTGGTTGCAGGTGACAGCTTATGGAAAGTGGCTCGGAAATTTTTAGGTTCAGGAACGCGCTACCCTGAATTAGCTAGGCTGAACAATATAAAGAGCTCGGACTATCGCCGGCTGCCTATCGGGCTGCCAGTGAAGATTCCACCGAAGTAAGGTGATGGAATGGAGATACTTTTAGACAATCGAAACGGAAATGTATGGGACATTTCGGAAATCGTTACCGATGTTTCCTGGAAAACCGTTAGGATCGGTGCACCTGGCAGTCTTGAATTTACGCTAATTACAAATTCACTCAACCAGGACAAAGCATTTAAAATAGAAAACGGGAATATTGTTCGTGTGAAATTTAAAAACCACAACGTTTTTTTATGGGTTTGTATTCTCTGTCAACGGCGGGAAAGATGAGGATGTCCAAGTTAAGGCATATGATCAGATTCGTTATTTACAAGCATCTGATACATATGTCTTTTCAAATATGACCGCTTCGCAGGTGATTCGAAGGATAGCCGGTGATTTTGGTTTGAGGCTCGGGCGCATTGATAATACAGGATATCGCATTCCCACTATGGTCGAAGATGGAGAGAAGCTACTCGATATCGCTTGTAAGGCGTTAGATCTGACATTGATTAATTACAATCGAAACTACGTGATGTTTGATGACTTTGGCGCTCTGGCTGTTCGAAATACGGCTGAAATGGTCCTACAATTTATTATCGGAGATCAAAGCTTGTTGTATGACTATAATTACGAAAGGTCAATCGATGACAATACGTACAATCGCATTAAATTGGTCAGAGACAATAAAGATACTGGTAAACGAGATGTGTATATTGCTCAGGACAGTGCCAATATTTCCAAGTGGGGAACGCTACAGCTCTATGAAAAGGTTGATGAGAATCAGAATCCGGCACAGATCAGAGAGTTGCTCAACACGTTAATTACTTTGCGAAATAAAGAAACAGAGAAAATCACTCTGGAAGCCATTGGCGATATCCGAGTTCGAGCTGGCTGCTATGTTCCCGTGATTATTAAGGAATATGGCATCAATCAGCCTTTTCTTGTTGAAGAATGTACGCATAATTTTGACGGCAACGAGCACACGATGACGTTGGAGCTGAAGGTGGTGTGGAAATGAGCTTATTAAGCATTTTGAAAAAGGCGGGGGTGGATGCTGTCGATGCCAGTAAACCTGTGGCTGTACTATTCGGAACTGTCATACGGAATAGTCCGTTAGAGATAAACGTCGAGCAGCGATTTAATCTTACCCGAGAATTTTTAGTGTTGACTGCAAGTGTTCAATCAAAGGAAGTGACTCTTAACCTAAGCCATTCCCATAAGTACGAGGATGCGATTAGTGTGGACGATAATGAAACAGAGGAAAAGGAAACAGGTCAAGCACTTTCAAATATAAGTGTTCCAATTAGGGAGGGATTAAGTGTTGGAGATGCAGTAGTTCTCCTACGCGTTCAGGGTGGTCAACAATACGTTGTTTTAGATAAGGTGGTGGGATAAGTGTTGCCAGAAGAGAGCTTACTGAAAACGGTAGTCAATGAAGAAATAGAGCTCGTTATCATGGCAGCTCGATTTCAGGACAGGGCGAGTGACAAATAGAATTGATGAGCTAGATGCTGTTAAGCAAGCAGTATTTAAAATTCTGCAAACAGAGAGATATGAATATTTAATTTACACGTTCGATTACGGTAGTGAACTAAGGGGGTTGATTGGGGTAAACCCTCTTTTTGTTCGTTCTGAGTTAAACAGGCGGATCGAAGAAGCCTTGCTCCAAGATGACCGAATAATCGCAATTGAAAATACCCAAGTTACTATTGAAGAAGAACGCTTATTAGCTACGTTTACAGTAGTCACTGGGCTTGGTGAGTTTGAATACGAACAGGAGGTGACAAACGGTGTATGAAGATCAGACCTTTGAGAACATTTTAGAACGAATGCTCGATCGAGTGCCGGATACGATTGACAAACGAGAAGGAAGCATTATACATGATGCGCTCGCTCCCGCAGCGGCCGAATTAGCTCAAATGTATATTGAGTTAGAAGCTGGCTATGCTCTTTCTTTTGCCGATACAGCAGACAGTGATTTTCTTACTCGTCGTACAGCAGAGTTTGGAGTGAATCGGTTTCCTGCAACAAAAGCGCGGCGAGAAGGATTGTTCTACGGTACGGAGAATACACCGATGGATGTGCCGATAGAGAGCCGGTTCAGTATTAGTGATCTGAATTATATCGTGATTGAAAGGCTTGCCATTGGCCGCTTTTTATTAGAATGTGAGGCTACCGGTGAGATCGGAAATCAACAGTTCGGTACACTTCTTCCTATTACACACATTCCTAACTTAGTACGCGCTCAACTTGCTGAAGTTTTGGTCCCTGGACAAGATGAAGAATCAGACGAATCACTTAGGCAAAGGTATTACGAAATAGTCAATGAGCCTGCTTTTGGTGGGAACGTTTCTGATTATAAGCACAAAGTGAACGGTATTGACGGCGTTGGGGCGGTAAAGGTGTTTCCAGTATGGCGAGGGGGCGGTACAGTTAAGTGTACGCTCATTGCTTCAGATTGGAGCGAGCCTTCTCCTCAATTGGTAGAGGAAGTTCAAACGATTATCGATCCGAAAGTAAATAGCGGTCTAGGGTTGGGATCAGCTCCAATAGCGCATGAAGTAACAATTGAAGGAGTTTCTGGCGTTAGGATAAATATAGAAAGTGAAATCACAGTAAGTTCTAGTCTTTCAGTTTCTCAACTGCAAACTGAGATTGAGGCGGCTATTGAAACGTATTTATTAGAACAACGACAAGATTGGGCGAACCAAGAGCGAATAACGATTAGAACAGCGCAAGTCGTTGCACGCATTTTAACGGTCCATGGAGTTGAGGATGTAGGAGATACAAAGATAAACGGGCTAACTGAGAATTCAACTTTACAAGTAGCAGAGATTCCTATTCTCGATTCGGTGATTATTCATGGGTAGGATAAAAGAGTACTGGCCGTCTTACTATTACAAAATCTTAGATTTTTTAGAGCTAGATCAAACAGAAGAAGCTGAGCTCAGGTCACTCGAAAATGAAATTGAAAAACTGTTGGAAAACCAATTTGTTCTTACCTCAGATGAACTGGCTACTTTTCGTCGCGAGAGGATGCTGAACATACGCCCTGACCCACGTACTGAAACGTTGGAAAATCGAAAATTGAGAATTTTAAATCGATATCAAACAAAGCCACCCTTTTCAATTCAATACTTACAACAGCAGCTTGATTTTTTTATTAGGGAGAGGGCGTGCAGTTGCAACAACCAACATTGACGACTTTGTTCTCACCGTTACAACTAGTATTGACGATGCCTTTCTTTTTAAAGAAATGGAGCACACGATCCAAACGGTAAAGCCGGCGAATATGGTCTTTCAGCAAGAAACATCAGTACGAGATCGGATGGTTATAAAAGAAAGAGCCTTTAAACAAAATCTGACGAGGAAGACGAAATTATCAACTACGTGGAAGCTCGGAAGTACGCCATTTGCCATACGAGGAGAAGAGGTGAAGATATTTTGATAGAAAGATTATTTTTGAGTGACGTTTCTCAGTACGTAGATAACCGCATTCATAGCGTACGTTTGAATGGTACTTTTCGAATTACAAAATTTCATGTGAAGGAAGTCCAAGATACTACAGTATCAATGGAGTTCCTTGTTCCATTTGGAAGCGTTGGTACGATTGAGGAAATTGAATTGCTCGATCATAATGAGCAGTTGATAAGTTCAAACTCAGTAAATGTACCAATAACGTCAGATACGGTCATTTTACACGCTTTTGAAGTTAAGGAGGGATAGCATGAGTTACGAAAAGAAAACAGACTGGACTTTTGATGATACGCCTACTGAAAATGATGCTAACAGGTGGGAACAAGGGATTGCTGATGCGCATCATGGCTTGGACGAACATATCTCCGATAAAAGTAACCCGCATGATGTAACATCTAGACAAATAAATACTATTGAGCAGCTTCCAGCCGATTCGCCATTAAGCGAGTATCCTATTGGTGTTTCTGTGGCAAGAGCTGATACATCTGAAGGCTACCCAGTAAACGGTGTACTTACAACCATTAGGTCAGAGTCTGAGCAACGCACAGGCCAGACCTTGATACAAAGTGCATCATCACGTTCGAGTGTAATGTATTTTAGGGGTCATGGAGCTGATGGATGGTCAGAATGGGAGCAAGTAGAAACGACAGACGGAGCACAAGAAAAAGCGGATGCAGTTGACTCAAGGCAAGTGAATACTATTCGAAGAGATTCGATACCCGCTTCTGCGGAAGGCACTAGTTGGCCACAAGGCATAAGTGTGATGTACGTAGGGAATGGTGAACATTCAAATGGTTATCCATCCGATTGGGGAATACTTACGACATTTAAAGGGACAGGTGCTAACTCGACCGTTCAGTCCTTCCAAAGAATTACTTCGAATCACGCTGTGTATACAAGGTCGTGGAATAATAGCAGGTGGTCAGAATGGGGGCGATTAGCGACAAAAGAGGATGTTGATGCCGTAGATTCAAATCAAGTCAATGCATTGCGAGGTAATTCTCGAACTAATGAAAGTCAACCAACAGACTTTCCGCATGGTATCACTAATATGTATGTTAATCAGCAAGAAGTTCATGGATTTCCCGTTGAGAGAGCACATATAGTGACCTTTAGGCAAACGACAGATTATGGTTCCGCAGCGACACAAACGTGTTACGGGACTCATGATGACACTGGTCGTGTATGGTACAGAGGCTCAGCAAACGGTTACTTTCTAGACTGGGTAGAACTTGAGACAGCAACTGGTGCTCAAGCGAAAGCTGATGCTGTTAATAGTGAGCAAGTTAATTTAATCCCATTAAACACAAAAGATGTTAATGATGTATCATCTTCGTACCCACTTGGAATATCAACCACATATGTAAATCAAGCTGGGCAAAGTTGGCCAGAAACCTATGGTTTTATATTGACACAAAGAATGGGAACGGCTGCCGCTTCACAAATATTTCAAAACTTAAGTAGTACGAGACCAACAATATTTGTGAGGACTACAGAAGGAGGAGAATGGAGAGGTTGGCTGAACTCGAAACCACAGCAGGAGCACAGGCTAAAGCTGATGCTGTTGATTCAGAACAAACAACAGTTATCCCAAATAAGTCGAGCGATGCGCCACAGTCAGAATACCCCAGAGGAGTCACCACTTTTCAGGTTTCCTCTGCCGATTCAGGTTACCCCCAATCATTTGGACATGTACTTACTGTAAATAATGCCCATTCCAGAATGCGTCAGATGTTCTTCGCGCATACAAGCGAAAAGATCTGGACTAGGTATTGGTATATGGAGCGGGAGTGGAGTGACTGGGTAGAGCTTGAAACAACGGCAGGTACTCAAGCAAAAATAGATTCAATGACCAAAGCAGATATTGGGTTGGGGAATGTGCCAAACTATGGACTTGCAACTAATGCAGCGGCAATCGCAGGGACGAGCAATTCAGCACTTATGACCCTTTACGTACGAAGGCGGCGGTTGACGGTCGAATGGCTAATGAAAATGACGCTATTGCGGGAGTTAACACTGGGACGCTTATGAATCCTTGGGTAACTCGTCGTGTGATTGACCATTTATTTGGACAAGGTTTATGGCAGCCAATTACTCTTGTAAACGGCACTACTAATTATGGTGAGGTGCGAATTGCTAGAGTCGTTTTATTTGGAAATACAGTTTCTATTACGGGTACGGTTTATCCAGGTTTATCTTCAGGTGAAATTGGAGTCTTGGCTCAGCAATTTAGACCGCAACATGCGATTTATTATACTAATTATGCGAGTGGAGGAGGACAGGTAGCACTTTCAATTCAGCCAAGTGGGAATATTATATTGGAACGTATCGATGGCTCTAGGGGGGCGACGATCAATATTGCTACTACCTATCTAATCGGCGGGGGGTTTCCAAGCGGATGATTCAAATATTTAAAATAGACGAAAATGGATATTGGGTTCCAGCAGAAACAACTTTGATAAAGAAAATTTTTGATAATGATGGGAATGATATTACAACAATACCTGAAGGCTTTACCGATGTTCCCTTGACGGAAGGATTATTTAAAGCCCAATTTAAACACGATAAAGAAAAATGGGTCGAAGCAGCAACCTCGGAAGAGATCGAAGCGATTAGGAACCGGCCGCGTGAGAAGTCGCCAATTGAACTGTTGCAAGAAGAAAATGAGCTTTTGGGGCAGATGGCCACTGATAGTGAACTAGAATCGATGTCCCAGGGACAAATCATCACAGAACTCGAGCTGCAAAATATTGAGCAAGGGCAACAAATGACTGGTATGGAGCTAAGGCTACTAGAATTGGAGGCGAAATGAAATGTTTAAATCTCTTAAAGAACGTTATGAAAAGAACTGGTGCAGAAAGGACCAGCTTCAGCGCTTTGTGCAATTAGGTGCTATAACACCAGAACAGTATAAACAAATTACGGGAGAGCCACTCGAGGCAGAGTAGGCTTATTTATTTTGGGAGAAGTAAATTTTTAAAAACACGGGAAGATATACTTTTAGGTTGCTGCTCACATAGTAGGGGAGATTTGTTTTATAGCGAACGATGTAATAACAAAATGGTTGTCGGGAAAACCCCTAACCATGTTATTACAATGTCGGAGATAGAAGTCTTTGTGAGAAGTTTTAATCGGTTACGGGCAATAGAGTCCTTCGGGGCTCTTTTACTTTTGAAAGGAGGCCAGTTTATGGAAGAGATGATGCAATACTTTCTTACACAGGGGCCGTTTGCGGCATTGTTCGTCTGGCTTCTGTATTACAGTCAAAAAAGGAACAAGGATCGTGAAGACCAACTATATGAAACATTGAATGAATTTGCTTCACGTTACGACATCGTTATCAAAAGGTTAGATGAGATTCGTAACCGACTGCCGCCCAGATAGTTTTTTTAGAGGAAGGGGATAGTTATGTTTGAGGTTTATGATGTTGTTTTAATTCCACTTATTTTAGGGTTAGTTGAACTTTTTAAAAAGGCAGGTATCAATAAAAGATTTTTACCATTTATTGCAGTATTGCTCGGAATTATCATAGGTGTGGTTTATGTGGTGGAGCTTGATTTAAAACAAGGCATTTTAGTTGGAGTGATGCTCGGTTTATCGGCTAGCGGTTTGTACAGCGGAACAAAAAAATATGATTAAAAAGGTTGAACTAGAATGAGTAAATTAGTATGTATTGATCCAGGACACGCCAAAAATACTCCTGGGAAGCGGGCAGGCAACCCAGTTTTCTATGAGTATGCAGGGAATAGAAGGGTAGCTAGAAAGCTAGTACCCCTTCTTCAGGCAGCTGGTTTTAGAACCATGTATTCATGCAACTTGGACAGTCCGAACGATTTGAGCTTAGCAACACGAGCACAAGCGGCAAGAAGTGCCGGTGCTGATATTTTTGTTTCCATTCATACGAATGCTGTTAATAATAATTCTGTTCGAGGCACAGAGACGTTTATCCATAATAACAGTCAGGCAAGTCTAGCGATTGCTAACGCTGTGCAAGACTGCTTACTCGAAGAAATTGGCCAACGCAATCGTGGCGTAAAGCGTGCTAATTTCGGAGTGCTCCGGAACACATACCAGCATATGTTAGCAATCCTGACCGAGGCTGATTTCTTCACGAATCCAACCGCCCGTAAGTGGATGTTTCAAGACTCGTTCGACGTTGCCTATGCAAAAGCGGTGACACGAGGTATTTGCCATCATTTCGGGGTGAAGTATCCTCACGGTGCAAAAGCTCCATCAGCCCCATCAAAACCATCAAAGCCGATTGTTTCTGAGGATGTTGGAGCCGCTATCGTTCGTGTCAAGGCTAACGAGCTATGGGTATACGATAAACCGGCCTGGAATGCCCGAACCTTTACGGTGAAGAAGGATGAAGCATTTACTGTCATGCGTGAACTGACAGTCAACGGCTCGAAAATGTATGAGCTGAAGTCCGGACTATATATTACTGCCAATACGAAATACGTTGAATTGGATGGGCGAGTTACTTCAACAAATGGTCATTCAAATAACGAAGGCGGTCGTCAACCGATCCGACCTTACCCTGGACATCTTATCCGCCTTCAAAGTCCATATATGCGTGATAGAAATGGCACAACAGATATCCGGGCTGTTCAACGTGCAGTAGGTGCTAATCCGGATGGCATATACGGTCCAAAATCTGAAAACGCCGTAAGAGCCTACCAAAGAAGGCACAACCTCAAGGTTGATGGTATTGTCGGTCCTGAAACTTGGAATACAATGTTTTAATGCTAAGCCCGCTCTCTAACGAGGGTGGGCTAATAATTTTAGAGGAGTGGTGACTTGATGGCCAGCGATTATAACGGAATTCAGAAAGAAGTACGGTCAGAGGTGCTAAACGGAGAAGGGAGAGGGGAAGCTCGACATGAGTTAGGAAATAGCGGAAAGGGTGACAAGATGATTGATGAAAATGGCGTGTTTCGACCAGGTATCTACCAACGAAAGCTATGCGAACCGTTCTTCGGTGATGGTGACAGTCAAATCTTTCCTAATGCTGAGACTGCGCCACAGGGACTTGCTTATATTAACGTTAACGGGCAAGATAAAATTTTTATCCTTTCCCGGACGAGCGGTTCATCGTGGAGTAGTAATGAGCGTTCCAGAATTACGGAATTTAACTTGTCTGAGGATGGGAGAACTATTCAACACGTTGCCTTTTCACAAGAACTAACTTTAGGTCACCAAGGTCTCTCAGCATTAATAGAAGATGGTATATTATATCTTTTCTCTGGTGCTAATACTGGTTCTGGTGACAACTCTGTTAAAGGCTATACAAAAATAGAATGGCGGGGCTCTGAGACCTCTAATACCGACGTTACATCATATGAGTTGATGGGGCAGGCTGGAAGTGGTCATCCTCTTGCCGACCATAATCGGACGACCCCTTGTATATCCAAAGACGGAAAGTATATTGTCTTTTTGACTCAGGGGTTATGGGTCGGTAATTCCCGTTATTGTGTAGTTTATGACCGGAATGAGGTTGAGAGGCATCTAATCCGTTAAGCGTCATGCCTATTAATGTGTTTAAGACAGATTCACCGCGATACGATGATGCGAACATCGTCCAAGACGTTGCATGTGATGGGGATTATATCTTTATTTACCGGGGATACGTTCATCCTCTCGGTGCAAATGTCGTACACATATACAAGCTCAATGGCATTAACGTCGGATATTTTCGTGTTAATGCAGCTGTAGGTGACTATTCCCAAGATGAATTAATTGGGGGAAGCAGCCATCCGTCACAACTAGAGGCAGAAGGAATTGACATTCGTGACGGAAACTTAATAATCCTAAGCACCGATGTTTGGCGAGAAAACTGTCCGGTCGTGACTTATAACGACAAAAATTATGCTCATATCTCTAGTAGCGCAACAACCGGGGGAAGAACCCCTGATGCTTCTACGAGCTGGATGCCAACCACAGCATCTAGTACATCAGGCACATGGTCTAGTAGCGCAACATACCAAGTAGGTGACTACTCAAGGCGAGCAAAGGTTGTCCATGAGCTTCAGCAACAGATGGATAATACTGTACTTGACAGAGGGATTAATAATGGTCTAGTCCCCCGTGAATCTTCTGCTTCTCTCCATATTGCAGGAAGTGCGGTAGACATATCATTTCCGCATGGGGACGCATTCCAGATAATGCAGTATTCAGAGCTTGGGCAATTCTTCCGGAATGTTATGACTATCAACGGTATGAATATGTTCCGCTTTTACGACTTTCGAGATGGAGCCAACAACGACAATTATACCCAGATTAAAGTAGTAAGAACAGGCGGTAGAAGCTACACAGAATTCAGGGCGAAGACTGGATTTGACGGCGGTGGAATTAACCTGTATGGCGATGATGATTCGGGTGTTCCAGGGAATACAATTATTTATTCCGTTGGAGGAAATACAAACTATAACGTTCGAATTCAAGAAACGGGAGCTTTTCGTCCGGGTTCAGATTCTAGTCAAAATCTAGGTACAGGTGGTTATCGTTGGAATAATATCTACGGAGCATCGGGGATAGTCAGCACTTCCGACAGGGAGTTAAAGCAGGATATAGGAGAAGTGCCTGACAAAGTACTAGATGCGTGGGAGGATGTCCGTTTTGTGCAGTATCGCTTCAAAAGTGCTGTAACAGAAAAAGGTGCAAAAGCTCGGAAGCACTTTGGAGTTATCGCTCAAGACATTTATGAAACATTTGAAAGACACGGTTTGAATGCTTTTGAGTATGGGTTAATCGGCTATGACGAATGGGAGGCTCAGGAAGAAGTCAAAGATGAGGACGGTTCAATTGTTGTGGAAGAACGAGCAGCTGATAGAATTTGGTCTGTGAGATTTGACGAATGCCAGTTTTTAGAAATGGCGTTACAAAGACGCGAATTAGAAAGGTTAAAAGCTGCTAGATAGCAGTGGCTTCCATGGGGGTGGATTGTAGCTATTAAAGTTAATTGATAAGTCTTGACACTGGTTTGATGTCTTTTTAATAAAACTAAGGAGGAGTTAAACTTGAAATATCCTTATCATATGCTTCCATGTCCATTATCACATGAACAATTATCATCTCTAAATCAAAATTTTAGAGACATCGGGGCCGATATTGAAGGTTTGGATCAGAGGGAAACACAGAGCAACAAAATTGAGTCAGAAGCATTCGATAAAACTAATGCTTTGCAAGAGCAATTGAACACTCTGGTATTAGAGGGTAATAGCAGCGGTGAGGTGGAGCAGGCTAGGGCCAGCGACGTATACAATCGGATTTTTGGCGTATTGAAAGACAGACATGAATTTGCTGAACAAGATCTGATGGATCGTGGTGTTAATCCCCGTATGTTTGGTCTAGTAGGTGATGGAGAGACTGACGATACAATTGCTTTACAATCCGCTATTGATTTTGCTAGTCAATCTGGAGTCGGAAAAGTGGAGCTTCCGGGAGCGAGAATCAAGATCTCGAATGTGATCGACATTCCTAGCGACATCGCTATTGAGGGGCGCGGTCAAAGGACAGTAATTATAGCGGATGAGTTAGGGATTGTTTTTCGTGCCCAAGGATCATTAGGTCGAATGATTCCGTTAGCTGAAAATGTTACGAAAGCAGACCGCACAATCCAAACGACAGCTGAGCACGGACTCCAAAGAAACGATTTAGCTTATATTGTCTCTCAGCGCGATTGTTTATCGGATGATGCGGGTCAATTATGGAGGTTAGGGAATGCTACTCCAGCTGCCCAAGGGCTTTATTTTGCCGAATTTTTACGAATCAAGGAGGTGATTAGTGAAACAGCCGTTGAGTCGGCAACCGGATTAATCTTTCCCGTTTATCGGAAAGATAATAGTGCAGAAACATCCAGCAACGCCCGGGAATATTCAACTATACAAAAAGTAAACGCCGTGAAAAATGTTGTCTTGAAAAACTTTTCTGTAACGACCACCAGAGCATCGAGGGTAATTTCCTTTGTCTTTGCATACAACTGTCGAGCTGAAAACATTATATACAAAACTAAAAATGATGGTAATTTCATTAGCATTGACCGTTCTTTTTCAACCTTTGCGGAAAAATGCCGTGTCTTTTACGATCCGGAAATACAATGGGTTGAGCACCATATGAGGAACCCTTACAAGCTTATATCGGCTCAAAGCTGCGGTTTTCATCAATGCTATGGGGAAAATGCTACACAGACATTTGATTTAACTTATATGAGTCGCCAAGGAGAGCAAGGTTATGGCCCAACTGTTAATGGCTTTGTACATGATTGTGAAACAAAATCAGCGGATTATACTGGGGCAACTACTCACGGAGGAACCTACGAATGTTCAATCACCAAAAATCGTTTTCTTGAATGCAATGGAGATGGTGTGTATCTATACGAACAAGGAGAGCAGTTGTAATTGGAAACACCATCACGGGGTCCTATAGAAATCTTAGGGGATTTAGTGCTTATGGAATTGCAGCTTTTGAAGGTTGGGCAGTTGACTTGTTAATAAGGGATAATGTAGTATCGACATTTACCTTTGGTGTACGTGTCATTGACGGTGCCGAACCTGGTCAGCATTTTAAGTGGATCGGTGCGAATATATCTGATAATGTTATATCCAATATTAACACCGGAGTTTGGATAGGACGAGCTTCTGAAAATAAATTCTTATATTCGACAGGAGTTACCATAACGCGAAACACTTTCAGGAACTTTTATGGATCATCGGGTAAAGTTGTTAGGGTAAGTCCTTACGTAGCTGGAGTCTGGATTACAAACAATGTAGTTGATGGGACGGCTAGTATTGACTCTAATGGGGTCCCACAACGCTCGTCGGCAACAAACGGCTGTTTTTATTTCGAGGAAAACGCTGGCAATAATTCGGTCATTAAAGACAATCAGGTTTTAAATTTTGCCGGTTCACCTATTTGGATAGCTAATCCTTCTGAGAGCGATCTAGTTACAGTTGCGATTGGTCAAAATTTGATTAATAACTCAAGTACTACTTCTTTTAATATAGGTGAAAATGTAAGCATCCAACCGACAACAAATTACGGCTCCTTTCATCCGTTTCAAGATAATTTATACACTTTGGGGTGGTCTGGCCGGCGATGGAATAGGGTGTTTTCGGTTAATGGCGTGCAGGAAACTTCTGATATGGACAAAAAGCAAGATATTAAGGATGAGTGCCTGGGCTTAGACTTTGTTAATTCTTTACGGCCAGTCACATACAAGTTTAAAGATGGCAATGAGGTAAGACATGGAGTTGTGGCGCAAGATGTTCTCCGCTCACTGGAGAAATTTGACGGAAAAGGTATAGTGTTTCAAGATAGTACCCTGTCTATTGAGTATACACAGTTGATATCAATCCTAATAAAGTCTGTACAAGACCTTAGTGCAATGCTACAAAAGGAATCGGAAACGGAGAAGGTATAA